AAAGATATTATGTTTTCTTAACATCTCTAAATCAATTGTTGCTTGATTACCTTCAACAGCTTTGAAAGCACCAAAACGTTTTTCTTCTGGTGCTTCAGAGCCGTTAGCAGGTTTCATATCTGCTAAAGTTTTTTTCATTAGGCTAAATCATCCACGTCTTCTACAGGCTTGAATTCGTCGGAAACATCTCCAGCGAAATAAGAGGTGTTTTGTAACAACCACTCTTTTTGTTCATCATAAGTTTGACGCTTATAGATTTTTGAAAGATCAAATAATTCAAGCTCTTTCTCTGCGTCTGTGAGAGGCGCATTATTACGAGCTGGAATGATTGAATATTTGACGTTTTGTGGTAGTGGTCCTGTCTTTTCTTTTTTAATCGTAATGTCATAACCATTACTTGGATCTGCAGGATTACCGTAGTCTGGATTTGTTGCGTAATCTACAATCTGTGAATAGATTGTGGCTCTTAAGTCAAATAGCTTAATCGAACCGTCTGAACGGTCAATTACATTACACACATAAGAAAATTGTGGCTTATCAGAATAGATAGCTTCGTCAATTTCTTTGAAAGGGTCTTGAGCAGAATTGTCAAAAGATTCTGTCTCACGTGAGAATTGAAGACACTCAACAGGCATCTTCTTGCCTTCTTTTGTTACTACCCAATAGCAGTAACGAGGCATTACATCACCCACTAAACGTACTTTAGTGTCACCAACACCGAGTGTTAGTCTTTCAATTTCTCTTCGTTGATTAGAGCCAGAAGATTGTTTTCCTTTGGCTTGATCCCATGCGACCATAGTTGTTTCTCCTTTGTTGTTCGTAAGAACTTAAGTGTAGGATTTCCTCGACTCCGAGGACTCAGGTAAAAAATAAATTTTATCGCCTTTTATTTCAATATAAGGATTCGTTAAATCTTTTCGTATATAAGTTTTTGCAATGTAATCTTGCTTTTCACTTATTCGTCTCATAGATAACAGTTGCAAATATTCTGTTTTCTTTAAAATATTAACATTGTGCGTTAGAAACCAAGGGTTTCTAAAGTAACTCATAGGTTCTTGTGTTTTATAGTGACACTCTAAACCTTTTTCAGTTTGTTCTAAAATACCAGTCGTAAATAGGTGAACTGGTATGTGATTTATTTTAAGTGCGGTCATTAATCCTTTAGTTGTTCTTGGATTATACAATTTTGTTTGTGCAAAGGTCAAGATAAGAATGGCAGCTTGATCCTTTCTTGCCTTTGACTCAATTTCGTACCAGTTAAAGTATATAATATCCACGTTGTTTATACCATTCAAGACGTTTAGTTTGTTGTCTAGCTACGATACCTCCTGATAACCAAAAATCAACAATCATAGGGACTTGCTTATCTGGATGTTCTCGTATAATTCTACCTACACGCTGTTCAAGCTTTATAGGATTATTAGAAGGACAAGTAAGATAAAGAGTATCAAGCCGATGACAACTAATACCCTCATCAAATAATTTGGTTGAGAGCACACATTTGTATTTTCCTCCAACATTTTGAAGAACATCCGTTCTAGTTGATTCATCTGATTCTCCTATAAGACATACACTATCAGGTATAAGTTCTTGTAAATCTTTTAACATTTGCACTCGTTCTCCTAGTATAAGAGGACAACGACCAGTGACTATCTGACTTTTGGCAAAATTAGCGATAGCTTTCAAGTAATCTTTGTTAGCGCAAAGTTTGTTCAACTGGCGCGACCAATCTCTTTTCGGATCAATTACTGGAAATCTAAAATCAGTGCGTTTAATTTGAACTACTGGATCTTGTAGCTGTCTTGGGTCACGAGCCTCTACCATAAAAGGTGAAAAATAATCTGCAAGATACACATGTTTTCCGTCTTTACGTTTCGGAGTGGCTGAAATGCCAATTTTTATCTTTGCGTTTAGTGCGTTTAAAGCTGTTGAAAACATTTCAGCAGGACAAAGATGAGCTTCGTCTACAAGAATTGTTGAGAATGAGTTTTCAAGTTCATCTCGACGATTATAGATAGATTTGTAAATACCGACAGTAATATCTTGAACATCAAAAAGTCCATCTCCAATTTTACCTATTTTGGCTGACGGAAGCTGTCGTTCTAGTTCTTCAATCCACTGTCTAAATAACAGCTTTGTGTGAACCATAACTAGAGTTTTAGTATTATTTTTTGAAATAATCTCACATCCAGTAAAAGTCTTTCCCCACCCACAAGGAGCTTGTAAAATACCAGAACGAGCACGCCCACGAGAAAAAAATTTGTCTACTACTTCTTGTTGTTCCCAACGCAATTCACCGATAAAATCGTGTGACTCTTCCATTTGAACAAAATTTCTATCATCCTCTATCTCATCCCACTCAAGTTTATGATAAGAGTTTGAAGGTACGATATAATACTCATCATTTTCTTCTATTGTAGATAACCATTCATCACCATTATCATAAGTGTAAAGAGATAATAGCTGATCCTCATCAAAAACATCTTCTTTTTTGATGTATATTTTTTCAGCTAGATATATCTTTTTTACGTGTGCTTTATTCATATAAATATATTACTCATTTGTTTACGCTCATTGGTTATTTCAAAAGGATACCATTCATCATTAATAAAAACCAATGTCATAAATAATTCATCTGATTTTTCAAACTCAAGTGTTTCTTTAGTGTGCATTGTGAAAGGGTAGGTTATACCTTTTACAAATATATGTGAACCTCTTGTTTTTACTATTTGTCTACTCGTAGCTTTTACAGATTCTTGTTGTGTAAGGTCGTATGGTTTTGCATTTGCATCCATACCCCACCTTACTTTACTTACAATAAGTTGTTGAAGATTAGCACAAGTAGTATCAAATTTTAATCTCTGATTCATTTGAGCTAAACGAGCAAAATAGTCACCTTGTAGACTTTTATCATCTACAGTTTCTCGGTGACTATCTTTGCGTCTTATTACGTATATCTTTGTTAAATCATAAGAGATTGCGTAAGGTTTTTCTATCAACCCAAAAAAAGGATAAGTAATACTATTAAATTTCGTCAAGCTCACCCCAGCTCGGACCCACTTCAAAATCAACCTTTATAGGGCAACCTGGAATTGTAAGTCCACGATCTGTTTGAATACAACGGCGAGCATTTTCGATATATGTATCAATTAAATCTTCTCTTACTTCAGCTACAATAGAGTCGTGCACTACTGTAAAAGGTAGAATTGCATCAAGATAATCATTGTCTTCAATCCACTTTATTAAATCAATTACACCGAGTATATTAATATCAGAAGCAACAGATTGAACTAAAAAGTTTACACCAGAACGAATTGCGTGTTTTGCTACTCCTTGATTTGGTGACTTTGCTTCGGGCAATCTCCTCTTACGACCAAAGAAAGAGTAGATGAAAGCATGATTTTCAATCTGTTGGTTTGATGAATCAATAAACTTTTTAAGCATTTTTGCTTCTGAAAAGTATTTATTGATAAACTGTTTAGATTGTGGAACAGATATCTCTTCACCAGGTTTTGCGTCTTTGTTTACAGTTTCTGCAATCTTTGCAGGACCAGCTTGATACATAATACCAAAGGTAATAGCTTTAGCGTATTGACGTTCATTTGGGTGAAGTTTTTTTACTTCATTCACTGTTTCTGGAAGATTGAACATCTGTTTTGCAACATAAGAGTGGAAGTCGAGTTTATCAATAAACGCTTTTTGTAAAAACTCATCACCACTCAACATAGCAGCATAGTACACTTCAGCAGTTCCAAGGTCACACTGAATTATCTTGTATCCTGGTCGTGCTCTGAATAGTTTTTTGATGTCTTTGTTATCACGTGGAATATTCTGATAGTTGAGGTTTCCACTACTAGATAAACGCCCAGAAGTAGTACCGTGAATATTAAAACCAGAACGAAGCCTGCCATCTTTGTCTACTCCATTTCTAATGTTAGAGATATAAGTTCCTGCAAGTTTAGTTTTTTCCCGAAGGTCAAGAATTGCATCAGCAAGAGGGTGTCCCATATTAGCTAACACTTCTTTATCAGTTGAAGGAGCTCCTGTTTCAGTCTTTTTTGTTACTTTCATATTTAAGATATTAAAAAACAGTTCACGAAGATGATAAGTAGAGTTTGGATTAAAGTCTTTTCCTTGTGTCCGTTCAAAACGCTGTACAGCATCACTCATCATAATTTCTTCAAGACACTCTTCCATATCAATTGTTACTTCTTCTCAATAAACACTCCGTTATATTTTTGGATACCAGTCATACCTGCTACATATTTAAGCGCATCAGCACCGACTGGGCACAAAATCTTGTACCCATCTAATTCACTCATATCAAGATCTAAATCTTTCTTTAGAATCTTTTCTTTTGAACCAGAGTGTAGAAACTTGGTATCATACTCTACACCTTTTAAATATTTATCAATAACCTTGTTAGGATCTTTTTCTGCTGCACTTGCGAACACAAAACATACTTCACTCATTTAAGAAACGCCTCCGCTTGTCTTTGATTTAATTCACCAGGATCTGTACCGATTGGTAGTTTAATATTTCTTGAATAGATATCACGAGAAGATAAAGCATCTGCAATTTTACCAGCAGCCATCTGTCCTGGGGCATCTGGGTCCATTAAAATATCAACCCGTGTTACGCCAATACGATCAAGAATTTCAAGTTTTTTCCGACTAAAATTAGACGCTCCAAAGATACAAAGAGTGTTTTTATATCCAAGTTGCCACATATTTAACATATCAAATATACCTTCAACAAGAATTACATAGTTTGTATTCTTAATTTTATCTAAAGGGAAAACAACATCTGACACAGATGCACCTTGTGGTCTGCGATAGTATTTTGCTTTACCTGAAATCATTCCTGCATATCTTCCTTCTATGAATTTTAGTTTACCAAATTGATAGACCGGTATGCAAATATAATCTTTCAAACCCAACTGTTGAGTTGTAAAAGTTTGAAACTCTTTCATTACACTTCCTGAAATGCCTTTGAACTCGCCTGTAAAAAGGTGTCGTTCAGTAGGAAGTTGGATTTCATCTTGTTCAACAACTTTACGAAGTTTATCTTTTAGTTTTTTGATTTTATAAGGTTGTTTACTATCAACGTCTAAACGAATAGTCTCACCAATTGAGGTCATAAACTTTGTGATTCCACCAGAGAATCCACAACTCCAACAATGAAAAATATTCTTTTCAAGGTTATAAGATAAACTTGGAGACTTGTCTGTGTGTTCTCCGCTTGTACAAGAGATCAAAATCTCTTCTGGATTATTTGTGCGTCTATACTCAATTCCACGAGCATTTAAAAGATCAACTAAATCCATTAAACATCCCATCTTTTTCGCTCAAGTATTGCGTCTTTTGCACAGTCTACATAATCACGATCTTCTTCAGATAAGATAGACCAAAACTTGCTTAAGTTAAGACAGTGATCCCAAACTTCCATGTTGCAGTCATTGTCTTTTAAGTGATGATTGGATTCCATCCAAGCTTGTAGCTGATCCATTCTATCTGTTAATTTTTGTCTTAAATCTGTCATAAATCTTTTGATCCTTCTTCTTTGCCAGAGCCAAATTTTACTGCGTTATGAGGTTTTTCACTTACTGTCATTGATGTGTTTGGGTCAATTTTAACACAAGACCAGTCCATCATCACATCAAAACTCATATGTCTGCCATTACGCATCTTTGTTGTATGAATTGTAATCTTTGAGTCTAAAGTTCTATCTTCTGTCTCTGGTGGAGGAAAGAAGTTAAAGCTTCTATCTGCAGAGTCAAGAATACCTTTTGCAAAACGTGCTTCGCCTGATGCATCAATTTGATATGGCGAAATCATTGTAATATCATATTTACGAGAAAGAGACTTTAGATTATCAGCAATTGTAATCTGTGTTTGCCAATCTTTTTGATTATCATGTTTTACAATATTGATATAATCTACAACGCCCATATTAAAGTTTGGATACTTTGAAGCAAACATATTACAGTAGTGATCAATACGATTAAGAGTTAAAGATTCATCGTCAATCATAAAAAGTCTATGATCTTTCATGTCAGGTTTCTCAATCTTTACTCTTTTTTCAAAGTTTTTAAAGTCTTTTGTGTACTCAAGATGTTTCATCAATTCATCAACTTTTTCTGATGGTTTATAAAACGTATCAAACTTTGCTTTTGCGAGTTGCAGTCGCTGTTGATCGTTTAGCTGATTTCTAAAGATATCAAGAAAAGGAACTCCTGACACAATTGACAGAACTCGATCATAAACTTCTTTATACCGCATCTCAATCGTAAAGAACGCAACAGTATTTCCCTGCAAAAATCGATTTATTGCAAGATTAAGAGAGATAATTGATTTACCAGAACCACGTCTACCACCTAGTAGAATAAGTTCTTGTGTCGCAAAACCCCCATTAATGGCATCAAACTCTGCAGAAAGTCCAGAAGGATATATTCTAAAGTCATCTTCTGATGGAAAGAAGTCAAGTTCTGCAATATCATATAGTTCATCATCGTGTGGAATTGCTTGATTGAGATGTAAAAGATGATTTTGAAACTTATCTACAACTTCAACTTTTTCTAAATCGTCTAGGTCATCTATCAGCTTATCCATAAAATGAATTGTTTCGTCACGGATATAGTAATCTTGAAGTTGAGCTACTAAAAACTCATCTAAAATTTGTTCGTTTTGATTGTCTTCTGCACAAATTTGATTTTCAATATACTCTTGAAGACCTGTATCTTTGCGCAACGCAAGAATCTCGTCTGTAGAAGGCAGACGAGTATTTGCTTTATAGAATGATTTGATTTTATCAAAGAGAACTGAATTAATACCAGTAAAGTATTGATTTAACAGTTTAGAGTATAGATCATTACTCTGCGTATCAAGTAATCTACGCAGAGTAAGCTTTTGTAAGTCAATTGCCATTAACCAGCCTTAACAGGAAATAGTTTGTCGCGGGTGACGGTTTTATATCCGCCATAGTCGTCAGTTTTATAGATAAGATAAGATTCTCTACCTGTTTCTTCTAATACTCTATCAATTTTTTGACGATGAAGCAAGAGAGAATCAAGTTTCCATGTAGGGAGAGTTTGTCCTTCAAGAAGCCAATAAATTTCGTAGTGAACGCCTTTTTCTGGTTCTGCATATCTACCACATAATCCAGTGCGAGGATCAGGACTAAAAGGAGTAAGTTCAGTCCATTTTTGCCTACCGTTTTCTAGGTATTCAAGATACTCTTCATCATAAACTTCACGAACTGTTGCAAAACAATTTTCAGGTGCATAAAACACTTTATCGCCTTTTGCAAAACGCACTTCAAGATCTTGTACTACGTGATCTACTTTTGCAGCTTTACCTTTGCCTCGCGCACGAATTGGAACATTCATTTCCATAAGAATGTTTTTTACTCGTTGCGGAGAGATGTAGTTACGTTTTGCAATAGCCGATTGAGAATCACCTGATAGATAGTCGTCTGCTATAGATTGTTTTTCAGCTTTTGAGAATATTTTTGTACGAGCTTTCTTCTTAAGCTCTGCTTCACGCTCTTCTTTTGCGTGAAAATCTTTGATAATTTGATCGAGACGTTTTGTGTTGTACGCTATACCTAAATGCTCACAAATAGATTTTTTAGTCTTATTTGCCTTAAGCATCCAGATAGCTTGCCTAATTTTTGCTTCTGTAATTTCTGCCATAGATATCTCCTGTTATTATTAGTAATAATAACATAATTGAGTGCATTTAGCAAGATGTCATTTAATGGGTAATGAGGTCATCATCTGCAAAGAACAAATCACAAATGACGTTACGGACAAGCCCTGTTTCAGTATAAACTATTGTAAACTTCTCATTAAAAAAACGGTTAGTTCTGTATAGTTTTTCAACATAGAAAGAAGAGTTATAGCTTTCTATTAGGCTATGAAAGTCTTCTGAATCAGGCTTTGTATGAGGATAGTAGTTTTTAGCCATCTTTTCAAAATAAGTGGCTCTATCTTTTGGGTGTAAAGAAAGGATGGTATCTAATATTTCATCAGATAAATCTTCAAGAATTAAAGGGGTCATATAGATAAGGGATGGCGTTTCCGCCACCCCTCCTTAACAATCAGAAAGTTAAGAGCGAGAATTACTCACCAGCAGCTTTAGGTGTGTAATCTGCACAGCTCAAGCCACGACGTGTAAGTACAGTCTTCACGCCACGAACAGTCTTATCGAATGAAGTTGCAATCTCTTCAACTGTTTGGTCGAGCATATCTTCGATACCTTCATAAGGATCTGACTTAACAGCTTTCTTATCACGCTGAGGAGCCTTGAGACCCATTGAAAGAAGCTTACCGCGAATGGAGTTTACTGAACGTCCCATTGCATCAGCAACTTCTTCAAGGAATGAACCACCTTCAACCATAGATGTGATTTTGGCTTCTTCTTCCTCAGAGTAGGTACGTGGTGTTACCTTCTTTTCAGCTGGCTTGACATGGGCTGTCATTTCCAGTGAAAGAGCTTTACCATTAATCTGGCGAGCAGTGAATTTGCCGTCCATGAAAGATTCAGCAATTTCTTCGGCAGTCATGTTGCCAGAATTAGCTTCCAAGAATGATGCAAGAGCATCAGTTTCTTCAGCTGAGAAGACAGGAGCTGCGCCTGGCTTCTTTGGTACGTCGTAGCCCAGCTTGCGAAGCTTCGCTGTGACCGACCGACGTGGAAAATCGAACTCACCCATTAGTGATTCGATAATATCTTCAGTTACTCCTGAACCTGCAACATCGTGCATGCGAGTAACCATTTCATCAGTGTATTCAAACTTTGACATGTATTGTTCCCCTCGAACTTTAAGTTTTGTTGAATTTTCAAGAGTTTTCTTAATCTCTTGACTTTATATAGAGATATTACAGAAAAACTTTATAAGAAGCAACTGAAATGTGACAGCTTTTGGTGAGTTGGTTGTTTTTGTTTTTATTAAAAATCACCGCTTAACACATCTTTTTGGCTTGACCAATAATCAATAATGGTTACACCAAGAGTAAGAGCACGCTTATATTTAGAAGAGGTTGTATCTCCTCCAGTAATAAGAGCATAACAATCTTTTGTGACTGTTGAAGTTACTTTAAATCCTTTGCTTTCGAGACGATCTGCAAGATCACCTCTTGTCATATCCAGTTTACCTGTAATACATATTTTACGAGAAGGAGTTCCAACCGTTTCTTCAACCGTGACATTCTGTTCAAGTTGAAGGGGAAGAGTTGTAACCCAATCTTCGTTTTCGTCGAGCCAAGATAAAACTGAATCAACAGTGGAAGGGCCAATACCTTTTATTTCTGTGGTTTCAATATCTCTTAGATTTCTGAACGCTGGAATCTTACTAATAATTAGTTTAGCAGCAGATCTACCAACTCCAGGTATGCCAAGGGAAGCAAGAACAATATCATAAGGTTTGGTTTTTGTTCTTTCAATCTCAGCTTCGACCTTAACGCCATTAGCGCCAAGTAAATCCCAGTTTTGATCTTCAAAGATGTCAACTGGGTGTGTTAGACCCATCTTCTTAACAGAAGCTGGACCTAATCCTTTGATATCAATAGTTTTGATAAAATGTTCCAAAACTTTTGATGTGTTTATATTATTCTTATCGGCAACCAAAAGTCGAGGACCATCTCGCTTTGTTTGCTGGCCAATTGTCTGTTCTGCGTGACTTTTAGTAATCTTAATACCGTGCTCAGAATGTTGAACAACCCCAATAAACTTTGGTATAACACCTCCAGCACGTTCAATCTGAATTAAATCACCCAATCCAAGATTGTGTTCTTTTATAATGCCTATATTATGTAGAGTTACACGTGAAATAGTAGCGTCATCAATCACAACAGGATCAACAACACCTGTAGGATTCACAGTACCAGTACGACCGACTACCCATAAGACATCTTGTAGAGTAGTAACTGCAATTTCAGTCATACGCTTTTTAAGAGCCACAGCAAATCTTGGATACTTTGAAGTGTATCCAAGTTGTTGTGATTTAGCATATGAGTTTGCACGATACACTACACCGTCTTGTGGGTATTCCCAAGCGCGATCTTCAAGCACCGTAAAGAACCCCATCCCTGTTAAAACTTTCATACGAGGCAAGTAATCCATATCGACCCCAAGCCAATCGTGTGCGATAAAATTAATATTTCTGTCTTTAAAATCATGCGCAGATTTTAAGCCTAATGCGCCTGACACATAATTTCTAAAGTTTTCTACTTCATTGTCTGTTACACACTCACCGTTAACAACAACTTCATCGAATTCCGTATCAATACGGTGTGGAACATTTTTTATCCATTCTGCAAGATGTGTTACATCTTCTCCTTGTTCTCCGTTACCACGAGTTATTGCAAGCTTAAGCTTGCCTCTACGATAAATCAGAGTTAAATTAGAACCATCAATTTTTGGGAGTATAACATCCATCCAGGGTTCAACTTCTTCTTCTCCTTCATAGATTTTACGAAGAGAGTAAAGTTTATATGGATGTGTGATTTTACCAGCAGAACCGCCTACACGAAGTGTTGGGGAATCGTGATCACGCCAACCTTGTGCTTTTTCCATAGCTTCGAGCTTGTCATACAACTGGTCATACTCACCATCTGAAATAGAAGGAGCAGACAAATCATAATAAGCATGATTATGTTTTTGGATAAGTTGTTTGAGTTCTTTGTAGTTCATATAAAGATAATATCTGAAAAATAAGTATTAAGAAAGTAATAAGTGACTTAAGAATCGTCACACGCTTTTTTAACTAATAAATCAAGTGGTTGTTGGGATATAGAGTTGATGTATTTTCTATTCTCATCAATTTCAAGTATTTTATCTATCATAGGGTTTTGATAGTCAATTGGGAAAAAATCATTTAATGTTTTTAGGTACTCTTGCTTATATAAGTAAAGTAATTCTGTGCTTACAAACGTTTTATCAGCATATTTTATGTTTTTTATTTCTTGAAGTAGTTTATCATAGGTTTTTTCACCTCTAACTCTTTCTTCTTGCTTTTCAAGAATGTTTTTATCTCTTCCAATAATTACAAACGTAGTTTCACAATACAGTCTTGCTATATTAAAAAATTTAAAATATTTTGGAATATTAGGTTGTTTGTTGTAAAAGTAAGGGCATGAGATTGAGGTTACAAAATAGTTTGACTTATTCCAATCAAAAGCATGAAGTAAGTCTGGATTTTTCCAACAGAGAGAAAAAGGTTCTTCATGATGGCCTATCCAATAAGTATCTAAAAGAGCACTCCACCCAAATACTTTTGGGTGAAGCGCAAAGATTTTAGACCAAAGATGATTTCCAGAACCTTGTGGTCCTGTTAAGATGAGTAGTTTTTTACTTGGCATCTATTTTACTAATAATTAACGCTGCAATAATTGAACCAAAGATTGCGATCAAGGTTCCCATAAAAGCTGTATTAGTATAACCCAGTTTTCCAGCAACAAACAAAATTTCTCCTACTGTAGCTGGTAGTAAGATGCCCCAAAACATACCACGTTCTGTAATCCAATGCGGTTTTACTAAGGAAATCATAGAAGGTAACCAAACAGCTGCTCTTAAAACTGCGAAGAACAAGAACAGATATACAAGTTGCATTCCAGGAATATTAGCTACTATTAAACCAGCAATTGCAAGTGTTATCATTCCTCCTCTTGCATAGTTAATTATAGCTTGATCATCTGTACCACCTTTAAAAACATTAAAGATATCATGCCCTGTCATATTTGCTACAGAAGCAAACTGAGAGTCAAGAATAGCAACAAGTCCGGCAAAAATCATAAATGCAAAAAAGATGGATGCTACTGGAGGCAAAAGTGTTCCGATTACAATGGCATTAGTAGTACCAACCATGTTATTTGGAATTCCAAGTTCTAATCCTGCAGCAAGAAACCCAAGCATTCCCATTAGAATTGGGATCACAATAAACACAAATGAAGCAATTACATATGATGGGATAATTGACTTTGTTTTAATTGAGAAAGCTCTTTGATAAAACGAGTTATCTCCCCATGGACCTCCCATGTGACCCAGAAAAGCTGCAGCACCAAAACCTGTAAAGATACCCCAAGCAAATGGAGTTCCAAAAATTTGTGCTCCCTCACCTGTGCGCCCTCCAAGCCCTGCCATAACTACATCCCAACCACCTGCGGATAAGATAGCCCAAGGTACAAGAATAATAGCACCTAACCATACCACACAGATTTTAATAATTTCTGTAATGACAGTTGCTTTTAGTCCCGTTCTAAATGAATAAAGGATGGCAACTCCAGTCATTAAGATTGTGGTAAGTGTAAAATCAATTCCTGTTAAAACTTCTACAGTTTTTGACCCAGCAATTAAATTGATGGCAAAGGCACAAGTTGCAAGAATCATCATCTCAACAACAAATAAACCTTGAACTCTACTTGAAAAGCGGTCTTTAAGGTATCCCGAAAAAGTAAATCCTTCTGGAGCACGTTCTCTAATTTGTTTAGCAAAATACGCAAAAGCTCCGAGTGTTAAAAAGTTACCAAGACAGAACCAAAAAAGACCAACAAGCCCATTTACATATGCTTGTTGAGCAGAAATAAATAATCCTGGAGCCCATAGCCAAGCGGCGGCTACTGATAAACTTCCTTGAAAAGTGTTCAGCTCACGACGAGCAACTAAAAACGATGTTTTAGAATCATTATACCCTCTTGAGAACCAGTAAGTTAGTGCAAGAGCGAAAAGCCCATAAGCACCTAAAATTGCAATTCCCATAGAAGGAGCAAAAAGAGGAAATAAATCCATTATATTCTCCATAAAAAAATCCATGCCCTTGCGAGCACGGATTGAAAAATTTAACGAACTTCTGACAGAGCGTTGTTAAATTATATATTAATCACCAGGTTTCGACCAGATGAAATAAAGTCGTCCATTATTATCGCTTTTTATATCAAGAATGTCAACCCCAAAGTAATCTGCACAGTTCACTATAAAGTTTGTTGACCACGGGTAAAACGAAATCCACTTAGATTCTGGAGGATCATGAGGTAGCCCTGGATTTACTCTAAAAAATAGTTTACCGTTTCTTGCTGCAAGAGAAACTGCTTTTTCAAGCTCAGAAAAAACTTTATCTGTAGAACCAAAGTTTATACTACCAAACGCTATAATAACATCATATTTTTCGTTAGTAACATATTTTAAGAGAGGAACTTTGATGTCAGCACAGTTATTATATGGATCAATACCGATAAGGTTATAGATTTTACCTTTAAATTCGTTATAGCCGCATCCTATATCTAATACAGACCTTGGGTTTAATGAATTAATTTCTTGAACGATAGATAGTCCAGAGTATTTATATGTTTTTGTTCTAGGTTGCCAAATCTCACTAAAATATTTAGATAAAACTTTTTCATCAATTCTTACAACTAAGTCACCTACATTAGTAAAAGTTACATCATCGATATCAATATTAAATATACCGCGAATAGCTTGTCTTAACTTTTTA